ACCACATACCAGGTTCAAGAACTAAATCACCTGATGCAGCTTCTCCCCATGCTACAAAGTTTGTTGTGCTTGTAACTGTTGCTCCACCACTGTGAGCCGCAGCAGAAGTTCCTCTAACTTCTCTAGTAACACCTGTAAGTTCGTTACCAGATATACCTGTGTATGAAATTTCTTCACTATCTATTTTTATAAAGTTTGTACCTGCATCTGGAAACTGAGATACATCACCTAATATAATTCCAGTGGTTACAGCGCTGTTGATACCATTTGTTAATGTTGTTGTAGGTTCTCCTGCTGTTTCTCCACCCCAAGATCCAAGTGACCAACCAAAACCTTGAGCTTGTACAGCGGGTCCAACTGGATAATAATGTTGTACTCTTATACCACCTGATGTTGTTGCACCAGATCCAGATTCATTACTTGGCATTGTAATAGTTATAGTTGTGCTTGATGGTACAGTTGTTACCATAAATTTTTTATCGTTAAAATCTGCAGCTGTATAATTAGAATTAGTTATTGTACTAAAATTATCTAATAAAATTATGTCTTGCTCCCCTATATTATGAGGACTAGAAAAAGTTATTGTAACAGTCGGTGATCCGTTGGTCGTGCTGAATGCACTAGTAAGCGTTGTTGTAGATTTGATAGGATGTATGTCATAGAACACACCACCTGAGTATGCATATAAAATTCTGTTTGTACCAATGATTGCGTATTTTCTAGCTTTACTGTTTACAAAATGATGAAGTCCTCTACCTGCACCAGTTAATGCATCATCTCCTAATTGTTTCCAACCACCTATTTTCTCAGGTGTACCATATCTAAACCTTACATTATCACAGTCAGTCCATTGACCCTCTGCTGCTGTAGGTGTTAGTTGTTTATTGATACCAGGTTGAAACCCTATTTTTTGTAGCATATGACTCCATTATAATACTATTTAATACCTGATGGTAGACCTAACATAGGTCTTCCGTCAAATCTATTTTTATCAGCAAATGGGCCGTTTACATGATTATAATGTAGAAATACTTGACCGCAAATGTTCCCGTCAAAAGGCTCTCGCCAATGTTCGAGTTCGCAACCACTATATACTAACATATCACCTACTTCAAGCAAGACTTTCGTACCTGCTGGAGCGTTTGGTTTTACAATATTTTGTCTTTCATTAACAACATTATTAGCTCCTGTGCCATCTATAAATATAGGCCAAGGATCACCACCTAGATTAACTGTTGTAGATATTTCACAACTAGGTCTATCTTTGTGCCTGTGTAGAGTATCGCCTTTTTTATAAGCTCTTGCGTAAGAGTATGTTGGGATTAGATCTAATCCCGTGTGTTTTTTCATAACAGAAAGCATTTTAACCATAAGAGTTTCCATAGCAAAATCACCATAACAAGAAAATGTATTAGGTATCTGTTGATCGGTCCATGTTCCAAGGATCGGGGACTGTGAGTGTATGTTATGTTCATACATATGACCTACTGCATCTCGTTTAAGTAAGAAGTAATTTAATAGAAAGTTAGCTAGATCGTATGATACAGCGTTCTTTATTACTTGATATTTATTATCTTTAAACATATTGATCCATTACCTTTATATACCACGGCGGCATAATTTGATCAATGTTGTTATCTTTATCTCTTCTTATTTGTAATTGATCAGGAAGATAAAAATATTTTTTAATTTCTTCATCTGTATTTAAAACAAGTCCTTCAATGTGATAGGTATCTGCTTTACAATTTTTAATTATACAAGGTATTTCTTTAATACCTAATTGGTGTGCTATCTCTACTCTATTATTACCTACAATAATTTTTAAAATATCTCCGTAAGTTTTACTTCCATATTCAATATACACTGGATCTTTTATTCCATGTTTAGATATAGATGCTTTTAAAGAATTATAAAAATTTTTCTCTGGACCATTTTCAGAAAATTCCTCTCTTTTAAGATAGGATATTTCATTTATAGGTAATTTTTTATAAATTAATTTTATCATACAGGCGGTATCATACATTTTTGTAAAAAATTAAAAGACACTGATATTCTTATATCATTAGATTGGTTAGGATCAACACAGTGCATTAACCATGATGGAAACATAATACATCTTCCAGCAATAGGTTCATAATGTGTTTCTCTAAATAATCTCGCAGGTTTTTCTCCTTCTTTTTGCCTGGGTCTAGACATACAAGCAACTGATCTCGGATCATCTATTTTTAATAGTCCACAATTTTTAGGAGCTTTAATATAATATACACCAGACCATAATGAATTGGGGTGTTGATGAGCTCTATTCATACCACCTGGTGGATTTATATTAGCCCACATATTACCTAAAAAAGGTTCGCTATCTAAATGCTCTTGATCATAAATTGTTTTTTGACATGCATATAACATATCAACAAGTTTTGCATACTCTGGCAATTCATGCATATTAGTTTCAGAATGCCAACCTTGAACATTAGTTCTTGTTATACCTTTATCTTTATTAGACCAAGCTACAATATCTCTTTCCAGCTCTTGATTTAAAGTTGAGTGTTCTATATCTGCAATATAGATAGGCGTTGGAAAATGTAAATCTCTATGCATTATTTAAATGGTGTTCCTCCAAACCACATAACTAGTGATTGTCTTCTACCACGTGTTACAGGTTTTACTCTATGTCTTATAAATGATGCAAAAAATATTGCGTGTCCTTGTTTTAACTTTGCAATTTTACCTTCAGCCATTAATTCTAAGTCCCCTCCTTCAAACTCATTCTCAGGAGATAATAGTAACGTCATTGATATTTTTCTAACAGGTGGTTCGTGTGCACAGTTTACATCATTATCTACATGCCATTCATAAAACCCACCTTCTGGATATTCTGTATATTGTGCCATCTCTGTAATTTGCATTCCATCAAAACCAAAATGATTACCATTTGTAGTTTTCATAATGTTTTCAATGTCCTTGTACATCTCTGGTGTTTTAGAAAATGGAATCCAACTAATATGTGAAGTTCTAGTTTGAGTATCTATCACACCACCTGTAACACCTTGTTTATTTCCAACTTCTGCGTTTTGTTTAGGCTCGTTCCTACCTGCAGCAATAATCATTTGACATTGTTTAGGTGTAAAGATTGGTTTTGTAGTTTCAACTATATAAGATTTCCATTTTGGTTCTGTTATCATATGGCTCCTCTGTTTTTAATTGGATCAAATTGTACATCACAGTTTGCAGCTAGAGTTCGTCTTACTTCATCAGTTCCATTAAAAGGATATACGCAGTGTCTCATATCATATGGAAATATATAAAAATCTCTAAGATCCATGGGTGGTTGATAATCTATCTTTGCAAACTGGCCATTACTAGCTCCTAATATCTGTAGTCTACCATTCTGTTGTATGTGTTCTGCTGAGTATTCTTTACCATATGTCGATGGTAGTTTTAAAATCATTACACTTGATAAACCAGTAAACAACATACCTCTATGAATATGTGCAGGATTATATTCGTGTTGTTTCATTTCATTAACCCATATAGAGTTTAAATGAGTTTCATAATCTTTAATTTTATTAAATGCTAAATAATGTTTAAACACAGTCATAAAATAATTGATTACATTTGTTGGTAACATATTGTGATTCTTCATCTTAGTCTGATCTTGACCGTGATAAAACAAAGAATGTTCATTTTTTATCTTACCTACTAACTGACCATTAGCAGGTGCAAGGTTATAAAAATTTTGTTCATAGGTCTGATTAATTGTAGTAAATATATCAAGCGGCACTTGATACTTTAAAATAGACTGACCTAAGAATACAAAATCAAACTTTAGGTTTTCCATGTTGAGTTATTTGTTCTTTCTTTTCATAACTTTGTTCTAGTTCACCAGATTTTTTAATTCTCTGTAATGATTGTAGTTGTCCCATTACATTAAAAATTTCTGATTCATTAGAATTTTCATTTAAAGTTTTTGCTTTCTCGTGATATTGTAACCCATATGACTCTAGTTGATGTTGGTTAACATCTTTGTCATTAAATGATCCATCATTAAATTCACCTTTTAATTTAGACCACATTTTAATTTCTCTCATTCTGTGTCTTGCAACTTTTTCCATAGAAGCTTTACCAAATCTAGCTTCATCCAAATCTATTTTATATTTAGTTTGTTTATATTCATCTTCTTCTTTATCTATTTTTTTTTCTAACCAAATTATCTTTGCTTCGTTTCTTCTATAATCAAAAGATAATGCCATAAGATTATCTAAGTATGATGATTGTTCTCTTACACACTGCCAATATTTTGAAGCTTTAGTTGGATATCTATTGTCTTGTAGTACAGAAAATCTTGCTTCTGTTTCTGTTCGAAACATTTGTTTCTTGGTCCATGTATCACGAAGCTCGTCTACCATACCTTTAAAATCGGTAAGGTCTTGTGGCTCTAA